TTTGTCTTACGTTTAGCCATTATATGTCACACGGTGCGTCAAATTTTGTTACATCTGTAGCAATGTATTTATTACCGTTTTTCTTAGTAATGAGAAAATCTTCACCACTCTCAATCTGAGTGGTATACTTCTCCTCATTCTCTTTATATTCTTCTTCAGTTAGTTCAATCATATTATACCACACAACAAATGTTTTTACTTTGCATATACTGGATAGACTCTTGACAACCGCCAAGATTATCACCATTTAATACTACCTGAGGGAAGGTAGCACCTTCACCAAACTGTTCATAGAATGCTTCACTGGTGAAATCTCTTTCTAATTTATATTCAACGTATTGCAATTCTGAAAGACCTAAAACCTGTACTATTTGTTGGCAATAAGGACATCCATCCTTGGAGTATACGGTGAAATTTTTCATGTTTCTTTTTTGGCAGCAAGGTAATCGTTGTTAAAAAGTTCTAACCCTTCACGAGTTAGTACATGATCATACATCTTATCAAAGACCTTTACTGGTATAGTGCATACGTTTGCACCGTACTCAAAGGCTCTACCTACATCCCTGACATTTCTAACAGAAGCAGCAAGGATTTGTGTTTCAACATCATGCATCTTATATGTATTAGCAATGTCTTTTACAAGGCACAACCCCCCAAAAGAATTATCATCAACACGTCCCACAAACGGTGAAACATAAGTTGCACCTGCTTTAGCAGCAAGGATTGCTTGTGTTACAGAGAACACAAGAGTTACATTAGTAAGTATATCATCATTGCTAAGTTCATAGCAAGCTTTTAATCCTTCACGTGTGCAAGGTACTTTAATTGTAACACTATCACTGAAATTAATATAAGGTTGTGCTTGTTCTACCATCTCTTCAGCAGTCTCAGCAACTACCTCAGCAGATATAGACTCAAGGTTAGGACATGCTTGATAGATCTCTTCTATAACATCTAACTGCTGCCTACCTGACCTTAGTATAAGAGTTGGATTGGTGGTAACACCATCAATCAATCCAGTCTTATAACCATCAACTATCTGATCTACTTCAGCGGTATCTAAAAAGATTTTCATTGGTTTAATGCTTCCATCTTAATGAACTGTTCATTCAAATTATAGTACAATTTATAATTGGTTGTGTTAACCCAATATCCAACGATGTCCGAACCATCACAATGGAATCCATATCCAGTAAGAATTTCGTTAACTCCATCAATTTTGAAAGTTTTACTACCACCCATATAAGATCCAAATTTTTCATCAAGATTAATCATCGTTCTTCAAAGTTTAACTTACGGACTTTTCGTTTCCGACGTGCCTCTTGATATTCTAACTCCTGTGGAGTAAAAAGTGATGATTTCTTAATATTCTTATCAGATTGTAACAATACAACCTGTCCCATATCATTTGCAAACACAGTATCATCATGTATGGATGTCATATTTGAACACCCACACGAAATAATTCTAGATTGTTGCCCATGCAATTCCTTACCACATGAACGGCACCGTACCTTTATCATTGTTCTTCAAAATAATCTTTTTTATAGTAACGTCCTAAAATGTTACTGTTATAATACGCAGGAGTACCATCGTCTAGGATCTCCTGTAGTACATTGTTTAAAAATAATTGCTTAGTCTCTTCGTAGTTTACTCTTCCTTGAGTTCTTTGGAGGCTGAGGATTTCTCGTTTAAAATTGGTATCCTCCCCCAAGCATTTCCTGTCATCATTAAGTTCCTTAGAAGAACCGTAGTATTTTTTCCAGTCACTCTCACTCGTCCTCCTGCGTCCGCCACCTCTAGGCTTTCGTTTCTGTACGAAATATTTTCTCCCGATGTATTTCCTACCCGACTTGAGATTTGTAATACAGTAGACGAAACCGAAGAAGTCGCCAATATCGTCAGAAGTAAAAGTTGTGCCCTTGTATGTCCAGGCATTTGCATATAAGCTTTCATCCACGCTGGCCGCTGTGGTGGTTTCCATCCTAAAAATTTCATCACTCTTCCTCTATATTTATGTCTCCTATTGGGAGTCCCATTGTTTTATATTCCAACTGAGTCTTAAGAAAGAGAATCTCATCTCTGAGATCTTCATTCTCTTTCTCAAGATACTCACAATGTTCTTGGTAGATTATTACACTCATGTGGTTATTTATAAGAGTCTAACCAGGGGTCTGGTATTTCTTTATGCTTTCTTCCCATTCTTTCATGCTGCTCTGGCAATCTGGTGGCTCTGGATCTACGAAACCTTTCTTCTTCTTCCAGTCGTTGTACATGGCTTGCATCATCCAACTCTGGGCTAGACTCTTCGGTCCATTCGTCAACAATTCGCTCTGGTATTTGCCTACGACTTTCATACCTCGGTACTCTTCTCGCCACCCTTCGTGTCCTATAGGCAGAGTCATAATTGAAAACCAGCGAAAGTATCTTTCTTAACATCTTGTTTAATGCTCCCTATCATGTACGATTCAACCTCTGTTTCTTGTGGTGCTACTTGCAATCCTTTAGAGGATAACCAATGTGCAGTCCAAGGGAGTGGATTATTTGCTAATGGTGCATCAAAAATTGCCTTAAGGCCTATAGACTTAAGACGCTTGTTAGCAGTCCATTCAACATAGTTCTGTAATAATTTATCATTCAAACCTATTATACTACCATCTTTAAACAAATATTCTGCCCATTCTTTCTCCTCTTCTACACAATTCTTAAACATTTGATAAACATTCTCTTCCTCTTCTTTAATAATGTCAATAAAATCTGGATCATCACCTTCCTTCCACTTGTTCATTATATTTTGAGTCACAGTAGTGTGTTGGGACTCGTCACGAGCGATAAGTGAGATGATCTTGGCACTTCCTTCAAGTAACTTGAGCTCACCAAATGCAAAGGAGCAAGCGAAAGAGATATAAAAGCGAATACCTTCAAGAATGTATACATTAGCAATTGCCCTGTAAAGTGATCGTTTTAATTCCTTACGTGTCCATTCAACTGATGGAGATCCTTGTGAATCTTTTCTCCACTGATTACTATTACCCCACTCCTGTGCAAAATTTAAAAACTCATCATATGCTTTAGTCACTGACTTAGCACGTGCAAGAATTTTATCATCCTGTAGTATAGTATCAAAGACCTCTGATGGATCTGCATATACATTCTTAATGATGTGAGTATATGATCTACTATGAACCATCTCCATAGTCTGCCATATATTCATACAACCTTCAAGCTCAGGTAATGAAACGTATGGAGCAAAAGCCATACCAGGAGCACGACCTTGCACCGAGTCCAAGAGGATCTGATACTTAAGGTTACTGGTAAAGATATGTTTCTGTGCTTTGTTAAGTGTTTGATAGTCTGCTCTGTCTTTCTGTAAAGAAACTTCTTCTGGTCTCCAGAAGAAGCCTAACTGTGTCTGTGTCAACTTATCAAATATAGGATACTTAAACTTATCGTATCGCTGGACTCCTAGTGGAGGACCAAAGAACATTTGTCCTTTAGTTGTATCAACAGCATTTGTATTGAATACCGTCATACCAGTAACTTCATTAGATTGCACAGCTGTCACAAGACTCCTCCTCAGTAGCGAATATATCATCTAGTAAATCATTAATAGCAGACTTCTTCTGCTCTTCCTCATCATGCCAACCAATTGAATGTGATGGCTCATCAAAATCAGTCTTAGTATCATATGTATTCTGATAGTAAGAAGTCTTCCAACCATACTTGTAGGTTGTCAGTAAATCCTGTGCCATTACCGAGGTAGGAACTTCATTATCATCGTAATGAAGTGGATTGTAGGACCAGTTTCCACTAATCGCTTGGTCAAAGAATTTCTGCATAACTGCAACCACATTAATGTAACCAAGATTCCCAGGCATATCCCACAGAAGCGTGTAGTTGTTCTTAAGGCCTGCATACTGTGGCACTATCTGTTTTAGTGGTCCTTTCTTTGATTTCTTCGTGGACAAATAATCTCTCGGTGGTTCAATTCCGTTTGTGGCATTTGACACAATGGAACTGCTCTCAGAAGGCATCTGAGCCGACAACGTGGAATGCCTGAGCCCGTAAAGTCGTATGTCTTCCCGTAATATTCCCCAATCAAATGTAAGGTCATTAGGTACGATCTCATCTACATCCTTCTTATATGTATCAATAGGTAGAATACCTTCCGAATACTTAGTCCTTGAAAATGCATCACATGGACCTTTCTCTTTTGCTAGTTGGTTACTTGCTTTGAGAAGATTGTACTGGAATGCTTCTGTCAAATCATGAACTAACTTCCATGCTTCTTTGTCATCATACTTAACACCTGCCTTAGCAAGATAATGTGCAAGACCAATGAAACCTATGCCTAAGGAACGTCTTACAAGTGTGCTAACCTGTGCAGCCTCTACTGGATATGATTGATAGTCAATCAACTCTTCTAGACCCCTTACAGCAAGGTCACAGAGTTCTTCCAACTCATCTAGGTTACGTAGCTTACCTACATTAATAGCAGATAGTATACACAATGCAATCTCACCTGAACTATCATCAATGTGATTGATAGGATCTGTAGGTAGTGTAATCTCCTGACATAGGTTACTCATGTTAACCTTGTCTTTGAAGGAGGAGTGACTATTGCAGTGGTCTATATTCATAATGTAAATACGTCCTGTCTCTGCTCTCTCCTTCAACAGATCAAGAATTAACTCTTGTCCTCCAATGGATGTTCGTGGGATTGAATCATCTGATTCATATTTAACATATAGGTCATCAAAGGCAGGGGTGCCAAAGCTATCATA